GGACTAGCACCGCCATCATCGACATGGGATGTTCCCGTGGCCAGGCGCTCTTGCCGTTTGTCGCCAACTTCGGCGCGGCCAACGATTACATCGGCCTGGAGATCAGCGAACCGATGATCGAGGCGGCGCGAGAGAACTTCAACTACCACCCGCACGGCAATCGCGTCACCATCCAGTCTGCCGACCTGCGCCACGAGTTCCCTGGTGTGACATCCAGCCTCGTGCTCTCGGTGCTCACCCTGCAATTCACGCCTATCGAATACCGCCAGCAGATCATCCGCCGCGTGTTCGAGTCGCTGGCGCCGGGCGGTGCCTTCATTCTGGTGGAGAAGATTCTCGGTGCGACTGCCAAACTCGACGAGGCATTCGTGAACCTATTTCTCAACATCAAGCGGGAGAACGGGTATTCCGAGAGTCAGATCGACCGCAAGCGGCTGTCGCTAGAGGGCGTGCTGGTCCCGGTCACCGCCCGCTGGAACGAGGAGTTACTTCGTGAAGAAGGCTTCACCTCGGTCGATTGCTTCTGGCGGCATCTGAATTTCGCCGGATGGGTCGCGGTGAAACCATGAGCCAATCTGAGCAAAAACAAAAAGATCACTGAGCCACAGCTGCGTCTGCTACTTTGAAATCGAATCCCACAGACGGAATCTCAACCGAGGCGGCCGAGAAGATCCTTCAGGCTGATCTGCAGAATCTAATCCGCAAAGTTGCAGCCGGAAAACCGCTCACCGTGGCCGAGCGGGCGCGCATTGAGTCGCGGGCGGCCGGCAGCGAGGAATCGCTCGCCTACGCGAAAACCCTGGTCGAACTCGCCGCTGTGTTGGGCGTGACCCGCCGCACGCTCAACACCTGGCAGAAGATGGAGGGTTCTCCGAAGCCGCTGTCCAATGGCTTGTGGCCGGTGGCCGACTGGCGCGAGTTCGTTAGAATGCGCGGCTTGAAAGCGGGCAAAACTCCGATTGGCAACGAGGAGGCACTCAAGGCGCGCAAGTTGCTCGCCGAAGTCGAGGAGCGCGAACTTCGCATCGCCGTGAAAAGAGGCGAATATGTTCCGATCCATCAGGTCAAAAGCGAGTGGATCGGCCATGTCGCCCGAGCGACATCCATCCTGCGGGCCAAGTTTGAGTCAGAACTTCCGCCCATCCTATCCGGTCTCGACGCCACCGGGATTCAGCGGGAATGCCGACAGGCGATTGATGAGGTTCTCCTTTGCCTCCACGAATCATGAAAGTGCTCCACGACATCTGGCGCGAAGCGTGGCAACCGCCTGACCGTCGGCCTGCCTGGCAATGGTGCGAAGATCACATCGAGGGGATTCCCTACTCGCCCAACCCGGGACGCTTTCGCTCGGACAACTCGCCGTGGATTCGCGAAGTGATGGAATCACTGGTTGATCCGCGCATCCGGCTCGTTTCGATTATCGCCTCGGTCCAATCATCCAAGACCACCGCACCCGAGCTGACGATTTGTTACATCATCGCCAACCTTCCAGGGCCGGCCCTCTGGCTCGACCAAACCGATGAGGACGCCCGCGATTATTCCGAGTCGCGCCTGCAGAAGCTCTTCGACCAATGCGAGCCTGTGAGACGACTCATGCCGACTGGCATCCACCGCCACAAGCGCAAGAACAACACGATCCAGTTCAACAACGGAATGACGCTCTGGATTCTTGGGGCTCACAATAAGACCAACCTCCAGCGACGTTCGATCCGCTGGTTGATCGGGGACGAGACGTGGCGCTGGCCGACCGGACACATGGCGGAAGCCGAAGCACGCGTGACCGCCTTCGGTTGGCTCGGCAAGTGTATCTTCATGAGTCAGGGCGGGGAGGAGGACGATGACACCCACAGGAAGTTCGAATCTACTGACCAGCGCGAATGGACGTTTGCCTGTCCCGAGTGCCATCACCGCCAACCATTCAAATGGGAATGCGTCGAGTGGAGTAAGTCGGCCAGGGATGAATTCGGCGAGTGGGATTTCGACGAAGTCCGGCGAACCACCGCAATGCGCTGTGAATCGTGCAACCACTACTTCAACGACGGCGAGCGGACACGGCGAGAACTCAATGCGACCGGGGCATTCGTCGCCAAGAATCCCAAAGCCTCGAAGGAAAACGTCGGCTTCCACTGGAATGCGCTGTGCGCGATGAGCTGGGGGCAACTCGCCGAACTCTATCTGCGGGCCAAGGCGTCAGCGCGCAAGGGCGACGTGAGTCTGCTCCAACAATTCTACCAGAAGCGGCTCGGTCTGCCGTGGCGTGAGTATGTTGAAGACTACAAGTTGGAGATCGTCAAATCCGGCTACAAGCGCGGCGAGACGTGGGAAGAAGAAGGCGCGATTGAACCGAAGAGCGGACGCATTCTCGCGGCACCACTGCCCGAGCGCACCGGTCTGATCCCGCTGCGCTTCATCACAGTGGACTGCCAGATGGACCACCTGTTTGCCGTGGTCCGTTCGTGGTCGGCGGAGGGATCGAGCCGTCTGATGTGGAACGAGCGCATCCTGACCTTCACCGACATCGACGTGTTGCAGGAACGCTTCGAGATTCACCCAAGCCTTGTGTTTCTTGATGCTGGCTATGCGACCTACGACGTCTATCGTGAGTGTGCCAAGCGCGGATGGGTCGCGCTCATTGGCGACCGCCGCCCAGTCTATGCGCACAAGGGGCGCGATGGCAAAACGATCCAGCGGTTCTATTCGCCCCGGCGCAAGGTCGTGCTCTCGCATCGCCAGCACTGCCACGTCCACTACTGGAGCAACCTCAACATCAAAGACACGCTTGCCCGCTTGCGCCGCAACCAAGATCCCGCCCAAGGACCGACCTGGGAAGTGCCCGACGACATCGACGACGACTATCTTGCGCAGATGGAAAGCGAGCAGCGAATCAAGGAAAAAGGCCACTGGATGTGGAAGCAGATCGGCTCGCGACCGAATCACCTGTTTGACTGTGAGTCGATGCAGGCTGCCGCAGCGACCATGTTGAAGATCGTCGGCCGAGAATCCATTGCCGCCGCTCCGGTTGACACTGGGGACGAGGGAGCATGAAGACCGTCACCATCCTCCGCTTCCTCACGTTCCTTGGTTCTGGAATGTCCACGCTCGCCGCACTGGATCTGGCGGGTATCGCCCAGATCTTCGATCCGACGATGGCAAAATACCTGCTTGCCGCCGGTCCCGCCGCGCTCGCCGTGAAAGAACTGGTGGTCGTGCTCGGCGACCTGTTTGACGACGGCAAGCCAAACCAATCGTTCAAGATTGGACTGTTCTGTTTGGCGATGGGTGTTCTGACCGTCCCGTTTCTCACCTCATGCGCCACGCCGCCTGCCGTCACCGGCGAATTCATCGGTAAGGACGGACGCATCCGGATTCATCCAGACGGTCGCTTTGAAATCGTCGTCGAACCCCGCACCTCCAAGTAACCCATGAACACCTTCACCGATTGGTTCACAGCTCAGGGGTTCCGTCACTTCGGTGCGGGTGAGTTTACCAGCTACTTCGCCCGCGAGCGGAACGGCGTGAAAAACAGCCCGCCGCCAAAGCTGTTATGGAAAAACATCGTGCCCACGCTTCGCATCGTCGATGACCTCCGCGCTTCGTTTGGCAAGCCCTGCACCATTCTCAGTTCCTATCGCTCGCCCGGCTACAACAAGACGGTCGGCGGCGCTTCTCTCAGCCAGCACAAGGAGTTCACCGCCCTCGACATCGCCTTCGACGGCGTGAGTCCGCAGCAGGTCTATGACCGACTCATCGAGTGGCGCAAGGCGGGTAAGTTCACGGGAGGGCTTGGACTCTATCTGTCGTCCGGCTTCGTCCACATCGACACGCGGGGACCCAATGCCACCTGGAAAGGTAACTGACCCATGGCACGCGGACTCTTCATCATCGGTTTCACCGTTTCAGAGGTTCTCGCTATTCAGCAGCGGGCCAAGGAATTCCTGCTGGAAGGCAAGACGATCATGAACTGGAACGACGCCGACACCTCGGTGGCCAAGCAGTTCACAATGCCGGTCGATCAAGTGCTTGAGGAATGCGCCCACGCGCTGCGGATTCTCGACCCAGCCACTTACGGCAAACCTCGCACCGTGGCCGTGTCGCAAGTTTCCGGATACCTACCGAAATGAATCCGCTCAAATCCTTCGCCCTCAAATGGCTGCCGCCGGTATTGGTCCCCAAAGCCTGGGGATCACCCTTCGAGTCTGCGAACGGGTCGTCTCGCCGTGGATTGGTTCCGGGGTTTGCACCCACCGACGCACGGCTGGAACTCACGCCAGGTGTGCGCTCGGAACTCGTCCGCAAGTCGCGCTACCTCCACAAGAACTCGGGCTTCGTCCGCGAGCTGGTCGCCAACATGGCCATCTACTCGACCGGCGACGGCATCCGCGTCCAGGCGCAATCCGGCGATCCCACATGGAACCGCGCCGCCGAGGCTTACTTCGCGCTGTGGTCGGCCCGCTGCGAAATCACCCGACGGTTTTCGTTTGAGGAATGCCAAGCACTCGTCTGCCGGGGCATGGACATCGACGGCGAATACTTCGTCCACAAAACCCGCGACGCCGAGGGTGAACCACGCATCCAGTTGATCGAGTCCCACCGCATCGGCGACCAGTTCGGCTCACGCGATACCATCGACGGCGTGGGCCTCGATGCCTGGGGCGCACCAATCTTCTACCGCGCCTTGGAGGACAGCGGAAAATTCCGCGACCTGCCATCCACCTCGGTGCTCCACATCCATGAGCCGGAATGGGCGGGTGGCGTTCGTTCGCATCCGACGATCCAGCATTCGATCAACCACGTCCTCGACGAGATCGAATTACTCGCGCTGGAAAAACACGCGGTGAAGGACAACGCCGATATTTCCCGCGTGCTCAAAACCGCCCGTGGCGAACTCGACGACAATGGCGACTTCGTTGTCGGGGGCGCGGCGGGTGGCAATGACCCAAGCGATCCAATCACGCTTCAGAAGATCGTGGGCGGCAAGCTGGTGGCGCTCAAACCCGACGAATCCATCGAGAGCTTCCAGTCGAACCGTCC